CGGCCTGTTGCCGGCGCAGCGTGCTAAACGGTCGCCACTTTTGTCGCTCTGGTCAACGGCTGGCACTGAGGCCAGTACGGCGATGCTTAAATGGCGTGAGCAGGGATTGCGTGCCATAGACACAGGTCAGTCGTCTAGTTTCTATTTTGCGGAATGGTCACCACCACCAGAGTTGTCGCCGCTTGACCCTGCGTCGTGGTCGTGGGCTAACCCTGCACTTGGTACAACTTTGACAATGAAAACTATTGAGGCCGAGTCCGAGAACCCTGACCGTGCAAGTTTTTTGCGCGCTAGTTGTAATTTGTGGGTTGCGTCAGACCGTGCATGGATACAGCCGGGTGTTTGGCCACAGTTGCATTACACAGACCCGATACCAGACGGCGGCACAGTCGCAATAGAGTGCGCGCTAGATGACGCAAGATACTTTGGTGTCAGATGTGTTGTGTTGCCAGATCATCGCACAGTTGCCACAGTCGAATTTGTGGTTGACACATTTGAGCAAGTCATGGCGGAGGTAGACAGACTGTGCAACACAGGTGCGGTACGGTTTGCCATTACGCCGACAATAGACCTGCACTGGCCTGTTGCCCTAGAACGCAAACGCATCGTTGTTGGCTACGGCGAAATCCTCAAATTTACGCCACGCATAAAATCTATGATCGGCGAAAAATTGTTGCTACACACAGGCGAGGAGATGTTGGCAGAACATGTGCAGCGCGCTGTTGCAGTCAGGTCACAAAACAGCATTGCGTTATCTAGTCAAAGATCACCTGGCCCGATCGAATTGGCTAGGTGCATGGTGTGGGCTGCAGCGCTCGCCAGCCGACCGACCAGCTCAGGCAAGCCAATGATTGTTGTCGCTAACGGCTAATGTCTTGTCGGGTGGCTCGTCGCGTCGCGCTTTCTCGGTTCATCGCGGCGAGCACCTATACACACTGCCAGCGTGTGATCGTGGCATACTTTGACTATGACTCTTGTTGAATTTATTGCCAAACAATTTAAGGCGCAAGCGCCACCAGTGAGCAAAGCGGCTGCGGCTGGCAACATGATGCCGTCAACAAATAATAGTGGCGCTGGCATGGTCGGTCTTTACTATTCTTACATTGAGGGCGAGCAACGCAACAAGGCAATTAGTGTGCCGACAATTAGTCGTGCGCGCGATCTTATGGCAAGCGTTATTGGTTGCATGAGTTTGCGCATGTATAACGAAATTTGGAACGGCGACGAAATGGAAAAAATGCCATTAGCGCCGCGCAGTTGGCTACGAAAAATAGACCCAGCAGTTACAAACAATTTTATTTTGTCGTGGACATTTGACGACTTGTTTTTTTATGGGCGCGCATTCTGGTACATCACATCGCGTACCGCTGATGGTTTTCCTGCGTCCTATTCGCGTTTGCCTTCCGCGATGTGTCAGACACTTGATCAGGCAGGTCCGGTCTGGTTTGCTCCGTCTAAACAAATAGTTTTTAACGGCGGCGAATTAGACCCGAACGATGTTGTGCAATTCTTGTCGCCGATACAGGGCATTATTTATATGTCGACTACAGCAGTTGCGACAGCGTTAAAACTTGAGGCCGCACGACTGCGCAACAGCAGTAGTCAGATTCCGGCTGGAATCCTTCGGCAGACTGGCGGGGAACCTATGTCGGGTCAAGAATTAGCAGACATGGCTGCACAATTTAACGCGGCACGCGAAAGCAACCAGACTGCAGCGCTAAACGAATTTGTAATGTATCAAGAAACGCTTATGTCGCCAGACAAAATGTTGCTAATTGACTCGGCAGAGTTTCAAGCCGCCGATCTGTGTCGACTCACAAATATTCCTAGTTACCTTGCAGGAATTGCCGTCGGCGGATATTCATATGTGAGCAACCAAGGTGCGCGTTTAGACCTGTATTCGTTTGGTGTAAAACCGTACGCCGAATGTATTGCAGCAACATTAAGCCAAAACAATGTGCTACCTAACGGCACATATGTCGAATTTGATGTAGACAAATATCTATCGGCAGAGTACACAATGCCAACACAAGACAATCCCGCAGTTGACTCGCCAAACGATATAGGCTCGCGCTTATGATCAGACTAACCCCTTCAAAGATCACGGTAGATGCGGCAGCCAGCGATGGTCTGGCGCGCCGATCTATCAGTGGCATCGCAGTTACATACGACGAAGTTGCTGTTGTCGCAGACGGCACAAAAGTTAGATTTTTGCAAGGCTCGCTCCCGACAGAAGGTCGCAACCCAAAATTGTTTATGCAGCACGACTCGACACAGATTGTCGGTCAGGTTACTGAGCGCGAGGACACTGCACAGGGCATGTTGTTTGTGGCCAAGATTAGCGCTACACGGCTAGGCGATGAGGCGCTGGTGCTTGCAGCAGACGGCGTTATTGACTCAGTGTCGGTCGGTGTTAACCCTACAAAATTCCGTTACGACGACGACGATGTAATGGTAATTGAATCAGCAAGTTGGCAAGAATTGTCGCTCGTCAGCGAGGGCGCATTTAGCGGAGCGATTATTGAAAGAGTTTCAGCAAGTATCCCACAAACAGAGCTAGTTATAGAGTTAAATAAAGACATACCTACACAAAAGGAATTAATCATGGATGACACAACACCAGTAGTCGAGGCAAGCGCAACAGTTGAGAAATTGTGGGCGCAACCAAAACGAGAATTTAGAATGCCAAGTGCAGGCGAATGGTTTGCTGCGTATCACAGTGGCGGCGAAACATTTGCAAACATTAACAAAGGCGTGCAAGAATTTGCGCAAAATAATCGCACAAGTTTGCAATTTGCTGCTGGCGATGTGTTGACATCTGATACACCAGGCCTCTTGCCAATTCCGGTTTTGCTACCGCTTGTGCAGGACCTAAATTTTTTGAGGCCTGTAGTTGAAGCGGTCGGCGCACGCGCATATCCAGACGGTGGACAATCAAAAACATTTATACGCCCAACAATTACAACGCACACCAGCGTTGCAGCACAGTCAACAGAATTGTCTGCAGCGTCAGCAACCACAATGGTCATTGCGTCAAATTCGGTGGCAAAAACTACCCTCGCTGGGCAAGTGACTTTGTCAATTCAGGACATCGACTTTACCGTAGGAAATGCAATGAATTTAATCTTGAATGACTTAATGGGCGAGTACATGATTGCTAGCGACAACAAAGCCGCCGACGATCTATTGACCGCAGCAGCATCGTCAGGTGTTTGGGATGGCACAGTAGACGATTTACTAAAATCGGTCTACGACGCAGCAAGCGATGTGTCAAGCGGTCGCAACTGGTTGCCGACAACAATGTTTGTCAGCGTAGATGTTTGGTCGCAACTCGGTCAACTTACCGACACAAGCGACCGACCATTATTCCCACTTGTAGCAAACGGTTTGTCTGGTCAGAACGCACTTGGACAGGCTGCAGCGTCAACATGGGTCGGCAATCCACTCGGCTTGCAACTTGTAGTTGACAGCAACTTTGCTGCAAAGACAATGGTCATTACGCGAGTCGGTCAAGGCTCTGGCGATGCATACGAGTTCTACGAATCAATCCGTGGACTCATGTCAGTTGAGTTGCCATCTACACTTGGTCGCAACATGTCCTTCCACGGATATGTCTCAACCTTTGCAGCAATTCCGGGCATGATCCGCAAGATCACACAGGCCTAGTCGAGTAGCGGCTTAACCGCTATGACAACATACAAAACAGCCAGCAAACAATTACTAAGCAACTATGCGTGCATTAGCACGCTAGAACCGACAGAAATTGTTATCGGTCAATCGGTAACTGTTGGGTCACTTGGCGCGCCATTTAACGGCACATTTACTGTGCTCGCATTGCCACAGTATTTGTATGTCGGTGTTGACGGTGACACTGGCGAATTTTTATACAACACCGAAGGCGCAATACCTAACCAAATTCTGTTTGCGTGCACTGGCGACGATGTCGAGTTTGTTAAAATCTTTACTGGCACTGTTGCATACACACAGACAGCAAACTGGTGCACGGCTGCAGAAATTTTGACATATTTGGGTATTGCTACAGCGACGGCAGACGACACAACATTTGTGACACAGTGCGCGTCGGCTTCAAATATTTTCTGTTATCGCCGAAGGCAGGAGTGCGGATATTTTGACGCATTGACACCAGCGCCGTCTGGCGATGTCAAACTGGCAACAATCATGTACGGTGCAGCGCTGTATCGCCAGCGCGGTGGCATAAGCGACTTTTCATCGTTTGATTCCATGTCGGCTGGCTCGACTAACGGATTGTCGCCACTGGTCAAACAGTTGCTAGGTGTTGACAGACCACAGGTTGCCTAATGGCAGCACAGGCATACACCGATCTGTTTAACACGGCAATCAATAATCTTGCCACAACACTTAACGCAGTGTCAGGACTCGTTTGCATAACCGACCCACGCAATGTGCAAGCCCCCTGCATCTTGCTTGACGCGATGTCGTTCACAGCGTTTAACGCCAACATTGTTGACATCTCAATCCCGGTGACAGTTATCAGTCTCGGACCGAGCAACGCAGACGCATACCGCAACGCACTTAATGTTGCAGCATTAGTGCTGGCAGCCAAAGTCGCGGTCACTGACGGCCGACCCACAACACTGACTATCGGCGGTGTCGACTACCCTGCGTTATCGTTAAATATACAAATGAAAGCGAGCACCACCTAATGGATTACGAAGTCACCAGCAACCGTCTAAACGGCCACAGTAAAGGCGACATCATTCGAGAAGCCGATCTGGGCGACCTAACAACCGATCTAATGTTTCTTGTTGAGTCCGGGCATCTATCCCCACTAAAGATTAAAAAATCTGCTAAAACTATAGACATAGACCTACAGGAGTAACACAACATGGCGACA